TTGAGATTTGGGCTGCAGCATCTGTGGCTAAGGCATTTGACGCTTTGGATATACCTTATCTTCGTACTCCTAAGAGTAATGCGCCTAGCTTTGCTAAAAATTTTTTAGCTACACATACTCACGAGTTGCCTCAATTGGTTGTGAAGTGTCGAGAAATAAACAAGGCCCGAACTACATTTATCGAAACGATAAAGAAACATGTTCATAAAGGTAAGATCCATGCAGAGATAAATCAGCTTAGATCGGATAAGGGTGGCACAGTATCTGGTCGCATGAGTTATAGTAATCCTAACTTACAACAAATGCCAAGTCGTAATAAGTATATCGCTGATATGATTAAAAATATTTTTATACCTGAGGAGGGAAAGAAGTGGCATGTCTTTGATTACTCCCAACAAGAACCACGGATCTTGGTTCATTATGCTTTGAGTTCTAAGGGTGGGTTATCTGGTAGTGAGAAAGTAATGGATCAATACAACAGTGGTGAAGATGTAGACTTTCATCAAATGGTTGCTGACATGGCTAATATATCTAGAGATGAGGCTAAGAGTATAAACTTAGGAATTATGTATGGTATGGGTAAAGGTAAAATGGCTACAGAGTTAGGGCTCGAGGTTCACGATGCAGAATTAATTTTAAATAAATATCATAAAACAGTTCCATTTATAAAAGAGTTGCAAGAGATAGCTAGTAGAACTGCTAGTAAACATGGACACATAAGAACTTTATTAGGGAGAAAGTGTCGCTTTACTTTGTGGGAGCCTAATCGTTGGGGGATCTCGACACCGTTGCCACGAGATAGAGCAGAAGTAGAATATGGTGGAGATATAAGAAGAGCCTTTACTTTCAAGGCTTTAAATAGATTAATTCAAGGTAGTGCAGCAGATCAAACAAAAAAAGCAATGTTAGATTTGTACAAGGAGGGTTTTGTACCTGAGGTGCAGATACATGATGAGTTAGACATAAGCCTTGAAAAGTCCCAAGAAGTTGATAAAGTCAAGGAAATTATGGAAAATTGTGTGGAGAAATTAAAAGTACCAAGTGTTGTTAATGAGAGAAGAGGGAGGACATGGGGTGAAGCAGGAAAATAATAATGGCTTATGTAATGATTATGGTTATATGCATCGCAAACGATTATTTACCGCATGATGAATTATGTAAGCTCGTCACCTTTGATAAACCTTATTTAGAAATGAATGAATGTTTAGCGGAAGGCAAGTTAGTGGTAGATCGATTAGCGGATCAAGGATATTACCCCTCTGTATATTGTGGCAGAACCTCAATAGAAATGTTTAATAGAAAGGATGTTTAAATGACTGATGTTAGTAAATACAAATCATTAGCTACTGATATAGAAGATTATAAAATCATAGCTGAGATTAGGGAGTCTACCGGATTGCCTGTAAAAACTATCATAAAACAATGCATTGCATTAGGTAAGGATGCATGGCTAAAGACAGGAAAAAAATACATCGCAAGAGAAAACCCAAACGCATAAGAAAAAAATTTAGTCCCATTTGTGAGCTTTGTTTTGGTGAAGGATATACCGTGTTTGTAGTTGGTGAGAGGGCAATAGTAATGCCTTGTGATTGTTATGATCCTAAAATTAAGCTAGAAAAAACCTTGCATTAATGATAAAAATAGCCCTATGAGAAATGATTTCGGTGTATGTATGAAGGCAGGTGGTCTTGTCGGCGGTCAAAAAAAACTTGATGTCAACAAAGATGGCAAGATAACAGGTGCAGATTTTAAACTACTTCGTAAGAAAAAAACCAAAAATAAGGGGAAAAAATAATGACCATAGATAAAAAGAAAATCTTGTCTACAGTTTTTGCAGTTCAATCAGGTAGAACTAGCCCAAGTGCAGGATTAAAAATCATCGGTGCAGAATTAAAAGACGGCATACTAAATTTAGACAAAGCTGCAAAAGATACAACAAAGCCTACAAACAAGGCTAGAGGTGGTTTAATGAAGAAAAAGAAAAAAACCATTAAAAAGAGAAGATAATGTCCAGGCCTGGTCTTTATGCTAATATACATGCTAAGCGTAAAAGAGGCGAAAAAATGCGTAAAAAGGGTGCTAAAGGTGCGCCTACCGCAGCAGCTTTTGCCAGGTCTAAAAGAACAGCAAGGAAAAGATAATGTCAGAAAAAAGTGTTGAAGATAAAATACAAGAAGATATTAAAAAAATTCAAGAAAAAGGTAAACAGAATGATCTGCCTCCGAGTGTTATAGACGAATTGATAAAAGATTACATGGAAGGTATACCTAATATGATGAATAAGAAACTAAGGGATTTAAATTTAAGAGAGGCTGAAAAAAAGGACAAAAAACCTAAGAAAAACCCTATCGGTGCTGACCTACTTTATGCAAAAAAAGGTGGCATGGTTTCTAAGAAAAAATCAAAAGTAGCAGGTAGATTAGCCTTGCGTGGTTATGGTCGAGCCTTGAAAGGTAAAAAATAATGGCAGACAAAAAGAAAAAAACAGAGCTACCCGAAAAAATAGGATTATTTATTGATAAGGTTCTTACTTTTGGTGGCGGTTTACGATTTGATCAAAGTGATATCGATAATGCGGTAAAAGCCATTGATGCAGAAACAGAATATGAAGTCAATAGTTACAAAGATATAAAAACTCAAGAAGATTTTGATTTATTTAAAAAAATTCTTAATCAAATGAGTAAACAAGATATACCACCACAAGGCAAAGACGGTGGTGCAGTAAAGAAAATGAAGAATGGTGGCACCATAGGTAAAACTATGCCAAAAACCCGTTCTAAGCCTCGTGTAGCAGGTAGATTGGCTATGAGGGGATATGGCAAGGCTTTCAAAGGAAAGTAATATGATCTATGGATATCGAAGCCATATTAAAACCTGATTGGGTAAAAAGAGCACTCGATCCAAAATCTCCCACAATAGATAATAAATCAGTATTTACTGAATCAAATCAATATCAGGGAAAAGAAATTTTATACCCTACCATTAGACTTATAGATGGTAAATTAGTAGATTTAGGTGATAAGGCTATGGATTATGCAATAAAAAAAGGTGATTATTTAGAGTTTGATAGCCCTGAGGAAGCAACATCTGCTAGTATATTCATAAGCGATACAATAGATAAGATGAGAAGAACTAACAAACCTCTTTATGACAAATAATCTATATAGTTATATTCTTAACAATATTATATATAAAAAAATTTCTATTTCTTTTTTTTCGCGTAATGAGGTAATGATGTATAAATATACTATATATATCAATGGTTTCTTGCATTACTTATACAATACTTTATCATTACTTCATTACTTTAGGATAATTAAAAATGGCTAAAACATTAGGTGATGTAATTGAAAGTGACGGATTAACTAGGAGGCAAAGGTCTTTTGCCCAGATATTAGTTAAGGAAAATGGAAGGGCAACACCTACTGAATGTGCAAAAATGGCAGGATACTCTGAAAAGTCTGCAACACAAATAGCTAGTAATCTACAAAACCCTAAGATGTTTCCTAAAGTCGTAGAATATATTGATAGTCTTACAAAAGATTATGCTCAATCTGCAAAAATAGAGTTTATGAAACATGCTAGAGAGTTAGCCAGGCTAAGAGATTTAGCTATTGACAAGGATCAATATTCCGCAGCGATTAATGCTGAATACAGAAGAGGTTTACTTGGTGGTTTTTATATTGAAAGAAAAGAGGTTGTGACCGCCTCGCTTGATAACATGTCTAGGAAAGAGCTAAAACAAAAACTAGAAAATTATCAAAAAGAAAATCAATTAATTCAAGACGCAGAGTATAAAGAAATAGAAGAAAAATAATTTTTTTAAAAAAAGATTTGACTATCCCAACATTATAGGTAAGTTATTTTTTATGAGAGAGGTACGAGTGGTTGTTCAATTAAAACGACTTACAAAATTACTCTCGGTGAATACACAAATAGTCATTTTCTCCGCAGTGAATGTACTTACTAGTAATGGTGTATTCAACTCATAGTGACAGCTCGGGTGGTGCTGAGAGGATGAAAATACCTTCAAATACCATCTACCGTGGATTGGTTTCAGGGGTAGCCCCTAGTTTATCTCAACCACTTTAAAAAAAGCAAACTTAACTCGCAAGACAGC